ACCTCGTGTATCAGATCTATTATCAATCGTTACCATACCAAGTCCTATGAATCTCAGCAACGTGTTCAATGCCATCATATTCATCAATATACCACTTAACGTCTTCTGGTATATCTACTACTGCAAGATCAGCAGCCCAGCCATTGGCTTCTTCTCCTAATTGTTCAATTACTGCAATTAGGTCTGAATCTGAGCGATTTTGAATATATTGATATTCTGATAATTCATGGTCTACGTGTCCAAGGTGTCCTGCCACATAGTAGGCACTACCTGTACTATAACCTGAATCACGCTTTTCAAAAGGCACACCTTTTTTAGCAAGTAATAGCTCAAAAGCTTTTTCACTTAAACCAAAGCCACCAAAACAACGATTAATTGCAACTTTCATGATCTTTTTACTTTCATAGTATTATTTAGTAGGTTTAAGATTGCTGGATTTTATTTTCAAAACTTGATGCTACTTCTGCCGTTGGAAATATCCAAGCCAGTGAAATTCTTAATTCATCAGTACTGCAACAATGCCAAAACAATTTATCTGGTTCTGTGTGTTTTCCAAAATATCCCACTTTACAATTCCAGCCAGGTTTGTCTTGCATTGTTACAATTTCTTTAGTTATAGGATCTTGGTATCTAAAAAAGCCGTTTCCATTTTCACTCCATGTTAATAACACGTTATGTCCAAAATCATCTGAATTAGTATGCCAAGACATATAACCACTAGCGGGATATATTACTCCTAATACTTTTTGATCAAACATTTTTTTTCTTACAGAAGATTTTGGGACAGCATAACCTTTTTGTTCATCCCACTCGTCTAAATCAGCGTCAAGTTTTGAATTTATTTCTTTTAAGAAAGTGCTATCTATATTAACAAGTTTTGCATTTTTAGTACGATCTATCGTTTCTTGATTTTTAAGATCATTTAAAAGATCAATACTACAAAAATAATGATTATCTTTAGTAGCATTACGTTGTCTAAAATTTAATTTAGATAAATCATTGCTTAATATTTCATCTTTAAAGTTATTAAGAATTTGTACTAGTTGTCTATTAACAATTGGTATAGAATTCATAATATTATTTACTTATCATTTATAAATTCTAGGGTTTGTTCAACAATTTCAATAGAGCAATCAAGAATTTTAGAGATAGCCTCTATAGAAAATCCTGCTCTATGCATATCAAGAACATTTTGTATTAGTTCTTTCATTTAACCTGCCCACCTTTTGAGTTAACACCAACCAAATCTTTTAAACTAAAGACTGGAATATAATTAGATTTATGAAGTGGAACAATACAATGTTTGTACTCTTTAGCTTTGCGCTCTCCGCAACACATACAGGTTTTATAACCTAAAAGTGCACGACCTTTGGAAACATCCTCGCTACAAATTACGCAATAGTACATAGTATTTTTCTTTCTAATCTTATATTATATCAGTTATGGCTGTCAGGGTCAACTGTGAGTTTTTCAGGCTGTTCAAACCTTTGTTCTTGTATTGTTTTTTCATTCATAGTATATCTAGGATTTCCACACATATAACAATTGGGATTTCCACAATCCATTGCATGATGTTTTTCTAGGCGGTGAGGCTGCTCTACATATTTAGTAATACCAGAACTTATAGCCATTTTTAATTGTTTAGCAACTGCATTTTTATCTTTTTGTAAGCGACGGCTATGTTTGAATTTATCCTGCTCATTGCTCATAGTATTACCTAAAGAAAATAAGTGCCATAATTACTGATTGAACCATAAATCCAACAGTAATAACTGTAACAATAATATAATTTTTCTGAATTATTGCCTGTGCAAACATAGCTAATAAAGCTGCCCACAATAACAATACCATATCTAAAATAGGGGTTTTATCACTAATTCCAAACATTAAGCTAAGAAGTGTAGGAATTGTTGATGAATGTAATAAAATTACTGAAATAATGTGAAGACTCGTAGCACTTAAATTAGCTACATGTTCTTTTATCCAATCAATTGGATTAAGTTTATTTACTATATTGTTAATCCAAGGCTCTGAAACTGGGATTTTACTTACAGATTCTTTTTCTAGTAAACTCATTTATTACTCTCTGTTTTGGGTTTATAAAATATATGACGACCTATTTTTGCAACTTTTTCCATGTTTTTCCATTGAGGATTTACATAGTCTGCATGAAAATATAAAGCTGACTCTAAACTAGGTAAAGTAAAGTTCTCTAACAAAACTTTTTTAGCAGCTATTTCTGACTCTTTCCAAGTTTCTTTATTTACTGGGCGTCTTGATTCGCTTCCGTCACATAACCAAGAAAATTGACAAAGCACTTTATTAAATACAACGCTTTTTTCATTAACCACGCCGCAAATACCTGCGCCAAACCTGCCATCTTTTGCACGATTTAATGTTACCTGTGCTACTGCAATCTTACCCTCAACTGGCTCACTGCCAGCTTCGTAGTATATATTACGAGTCATACACTTTAGTTCTCTTTCCATTTCCGTAACAGAACTAAAAGTTTTTGTTGTTTGCTGGTTATACTCACCTAAACGATTGACCCTAAATTCGTAAGCTTTTTGAACTATAAAAATTGGTATAATTAAAGTTGCAGAAAGGATTATTGCTTTTATGATATTCATTTAGCACTCTCCTCTAATAAACATAATATTGCCGAAGTTATCTCTGTTTCTTGTCTAACTAATTCTATTGCTTCTAGATAACTTTCAGCTTGAACTATCCATGCTGCTAGTTGCCGATCCTGATGTGCGAAGATTTTGTAACTCTGCATCTAACTCCTTTAATTTTAGTCTGCAGCTATCCAAATCTTGTAGAAGGGTAGCCTCTCTATTTTGAGATTGCATAAGTGCTTGTAAATGCACTTGATGTTGTCCCTCTAAGTTACGAATGTGTTTTGCTGCTCTTATAGCTAAAGCTGTTGGTGGACGGGGCATTTGTGTGCCATCAGCTAAGTATTCTAATGTTCCAGCATCCAGTGCAGTTGCTATATCCATGAGTTTATTTAAAATAATAATAATCGAAATAACATTATAAGCTCTTTAGCTGTAAAAATCAAGTTAATTTTTACGCACGCTACCCAACCACAGGCTGTAACGGCAAAAATCATAAAATTGAAATTTTTTTAAAAATTTTGTATAATAGTTATTAATTTGGAGAAACAAATGACAGAAATTGAAGCGGCTTTTTTCTACGGAGACTTCTCAAACCTTCATGAACTTATCCGAGAAATGCTATCCGAAAATCTTGAAGCTATCAGTATACAAGAATAATTTTTAAAAGGAAACACAATGAAAAAAGAAATTGCTTTTGAAGACTGGATGAAAGTAGTTAACCAGCATGTAATTAATAGTTGTGGTTTAGGTATTGAAGATATACCTGATTATGATTATTGGAGTAGTTGGAATCACGGAATGTCGCCAGAAGATGTAGCACAGGAAGCCTTAGAAGAAGCGGGCTGGAGTTTTTAGACAGAAATTTAATACTTGAAACTCAAGTAAATTTAGATTATAATATACTTTAAATAAATTTAAGAAATTTTGTACAAAAATAGCATCATTTAAAAAATAGGTATAAAAATTTATACTTGATCTGATTGCCTATTATGTTGTATAATTATTTATAAACAGTCGGGAAGGGCTTAATGAATAGCATGAAAATGCTGCCCGTTTGTCAACGATCTCTTCGCTCACCAATCAGTCACTGTATGTCGACACACCTGCGAAGCCAGTTCATAGTGGCAACGACTGTTATTTTTTTCTTGAAATGTATAGCTAAACGCTGTATAATTATTATATAAATTGATAGGGCGACAGCGGAAACAGGATCTATCTGTTATGCGTCTTAATTGTGGGGAATAATTACCCGAGCCACAGCCCTTTACTTATAAATTAGTGTTATCAAGGTATGCGCTGAGGACGCTTAGACTAACGGATCATGCACTGCCAGTAACTGATCCTGATATAACTGCCAATGGCATTGGGGAGCTTAGCGGCTACTTCCAGAATCGGCACGATAGCACTAATTTATAGGTAAACCGAGACCAACTCTTTGTGGCTGGATAAGTTTTTAATGACGACTGAAATCTCTAGTTGCCGCCTATTTCGTACACTCGGTTCATCTAGCGGCCTAGGATCGTGCCCTTTCACGGCATTCACATGGGTTCGAATCCCGTACCGAGTACCAAGAATAAAATTATTTACTTGAATTGTATGTTTATTTACTGTATAATTCATACATAAATTGATAATAATAAGAAACCTTCTGATGAGCCTATGTAATTTAGGCGAAACTCTAGCAGTATCTAATACATTAAGACTTTCACCCTTTCAACTTAATGTATTAGACGCTACGAGTCAAGGTTAAGCCTTCAAAATGCTCGTTCTTGTTGCGAGCCGAAACAATAGCAAGACTCATATAATAATAGAGTATAAAATTATTCGATGAGTGCAAGGTAGCGTTATTGCCTTATGCCGATGGCATCGTAAAGCTAAAGCTGGTTCGGAGTGACAACAAGGTAGGAACTCCAGAGAAAGAACTCTTTCAAATACAGCTATCTTCTAACCAAGAGCAGACTTTAGTGACTGTAATGTGAGTATGGAATCTCACTAGCGATACCTAGCAAGGGTAATTAAATAATGGTGCGCATCGACCCTAAACTGCAGGGTCGCAAAATATTAAGTAGTCGAACTTGTCCACGTTACAGGGCTAGTCCCCTGACGAAGTATACGGGAGAAACACTTTAATACTTTAGACCCTGAACTGTAGCGGGTCTTTAAAATAATTGAAAAAATAGTCGTTTGGGCAGATTCGTAAACACACTCCCGACCCGCAAGTCGTTAAACCAGTTGCCAAGCATACCCAACAGTCTACCTACATGGTTTACTGTAGAGGTTGACATGGTATAGTTAGTCACGGATATCCTATGCGTTGGTAGCGAAAGGACTGAAACGTGCAACACTCACTTAAACAGCCTCGCGATGGACTCATCACCAAAGGTTGTAAGTAGCCAACGTGCTACAGTTTAAGGTCAGGTCGTGGTGATTCCCTTAAAAGCCCTGCTAGAGTTAAAAAAGATAACGCTGTTGCAACAGCAAATACTTTCAAAAGCCCCAAGATTCGTTCTGGGGCTTTTGTTTTGCCTATAAAATTATAGGATAAAAATTTTTAGTATTGACACTAACAGGTAACAGTGATATAATAGGGCAAACTAAAGGTACCATATGAATTCTTCACATACTTACGTTAAAGAGTTAGAATTATTAATACTTGATCAGCTCTTACCTGTTTACGAAAAATATCAAAAAGCAGCGGGATCAGTTAATACTCTGTACGGTATTAATCCTGAATTAATAAAACAGATTAAAACTAAGAAACAATTACCTGCTCTGCTAAGGGCTCCGGAAAAATACTCTTGACCTGACAGAAGAATTCGGGTATAATTACTTATTGCGCAGGATTTGAGCTTTGCCTGCGTTTTCAAATTAATCCTAATCCTTACAATTCATCATCGAAGCATAGCCCTGCACGGCTGAGCGGGACAGACTGAATGTAGTACTGTGAGTCTTTTTGCAGAAAGCATGTACGGTAATTCCTCTTAGGAGGGATTATTATAAGGTTCTATGAATCTTATACTAATCCTTAATATATAAAATTATGACAAAAGAACTAGAATTAAACCAAGTATGGCCAAACTGGCCCTTTCCTACTTCCAAACCAGAGCAGGGACCTAAAATAGATAATACAATGTATTCTCCTACTTTTATTACAGCTAATAACAGTACAGATACTATTACTATTCCTATGCCAGGAACTACGGGTGGTGCAACATTTGTATTTGCTGATGACGAGTATGAAGAAGATTCTACTCTAAATATTTTAGACGAACGTGCAAAAAATTATGGTCCATTTATTGATATGGCAACCATTACACAAAACCTTAAAGAAATTCTACACGCTGCGCCAAGCTGGGAAAATATGGATGCAGATCAACAGGAAAGTTTAGAGATGATAGTGCACAAAATAGCGCGCATCTTAAACGGCCGACCAGACTATGCAGATAGCTGGGTTGATATTGCTGGATATGCTCGCTTAGTATCTGAGCGACTAGAAAAAGGTATTATACGATAATTGAAGCAGCCCAGCGACAAAGTAAACACACTATTACAGTAAAAAACGTTTAATGGTTGCTTGGGCCGGTCTTCAAATTACTCTCTTGACTTGA